ACCTTTCCGTCGATCTCTTGGTAGACCTCGTACTTCTTTCCGATGTACTGAACGTGAGTGTACAGGTACTTCTCGGACTTGATCTGAGGGGCTTGGTTGGGACTCGGGTTGGTGACCTGTGCCTGTACTTCAGGGGGAAGGTCATCATAGTCCACGGGTTCCTTGATGACGATCTCTAGGACATCACCGGAGGGATCACGGCGGACAACATACTTGTCGAGCCGGAAGTTCTTGATGCCGTCCGCTTCGTCAACGACGCAGAGGACGTTACCACCGACGATGAGATGCTTGAGAGCTTCGTTCACGTCGGGGCGAATTGCGACCCCCTCAGTCCATGCCATGAACCGCTTTTCGATCTTCGCCAAGCCCTTGTCGATTTCGGTGCGAACAGACTTGAACTGGTCACCAGACATGGCTTGAAGCTGATCCATCTCATTCTCTGAGAGGTTCATCTTGAAGAACGGAGAGTTCGGAGGGAGGAGGGAGAGAAGCAGTTTGGAAGAGAGGTTGTTGACACCACGCGCACCGAGGCCCTGATAGGGAGTCTCGAAGACGGTGGTTTCAGTCGCGCCTAGCGAGGGAAAGAGGTGAGGCAAGGTAAGTGCTGAACACTTCCTTGCTCTCTCCAGATAGGCGTTCCTCTTCGGCTCCAAGGCTGCGTAGCGGGAAGCTGCGTTGCCGGATGCCATACTGTTATCAGATGTTCAGACCGCTGCCACCTTGAGGGGCAGTCAAGTCAATGCGAAGTGCGCTGGTGCCACGCTTCTTGCGGATACCCATGTTGTCCACCTTGGCTGCTTCGTTGAGCTTCGGCGCGGGGGCCTTGTCAACAGTGGGAACCAGAGGCGGAAGGGCCGGGGGAGCGGGCGGCTTCGGCGTCTTCATGCACATTTCATTCTTCCTTCTGTTGCTCGGAGATTGCACGGAGGTGTTCGATGACCTCCTGCTGACCAATCAACGACCCGAGCTTTCTTTCATCGGTATTCAGGGGAGGAAGACGGTTAGGGAAAACCTGTTGGAGATACTCAACGAGGACTTCATCCACCCTTGGAGGTGTTAGGAAAACCTTCATTGGTTCAGTCTCCGGTTAAGGAGGCCGTAAATCAAAGGACCGTTTCTCCCTGTAGCTGGTTGATCCGCATCTCGGCGTACCGGATGACCTTCTGAAGGTCGATGATCTCGCTCTCGACCTCGTCCTTTCCGGGGTACAGCTTGTGTCCAGCACGGCTGGCGTATTTGACGATGTTCCCACGCCAGAACTCAAAGCCGTTCCGCATGATGAAGGTGACGGGTTCGATCAGGTATCGGGCGTAGTGGGAGGGACGGACGACAACTTCCTCCATCTCCATTACCATTCCTCCAAAGCTGCCTTGGTGTCCTCGTATCCACCAACGTGTTCACCGTTGATGTACACTTGAGGAACCGTTGTTAACCCATTGGAAATCAAGAACTCTTTCACTGGCGCTACGTCAATTTCCTTGAACGTGTGACCCTTGGACGTGAGGAGTTCCTTCACCCTGTCGCACCACGGACAGGTCTTCGATGTGACGACGACGTAGTGGGCCATCAGAGCGTGTCCGTGAGGATGTGGTAGGTGGTCTTAACGACAACGGCGGTGGCACAACCCACCCAAACGCCAGCCAGAGCCAGACCAGCGTAGCAAATCAAATCCATTAGTGATCACCTTCCTTGTGAAACGCTTCGATCCAGAGGCGGCAGAGGTCAGACCGAACGATGTCTTCGATCTGGAACTCCACGATGGGGACCGGGAGCATGTACTTCTTGACCATGTGGATCGCAGTCTTGAGGCCGCTGCGTTCCTTGAGGTCGGACTGACTGATGTCCCCGTTCATGATGACGGTGCAGTCTTCACCGACACGGGTCAGGAACATCTTCATCTCCTGCGGGGTGGTGTTCTGCGCCTCGTCGAGGATCACCAGAGCGTTCTCGAAGGAACGCCCGCGCATTGTCTCGAAGGGAATGACTTCGATGTTCCCATTCCGCATGGCGGTTTCGATGACGCCGGGGTCCAGATGCCGACGCAGAACGTCCACGATGGGAGCCAACCACGGCTCCATCTTCTCGTTGAGGGTGCCGGGAAAGAAACCGATGCTGCGACCAGCGGCCACGTTGGGGCGGGTGATGATGATCTTGTCGATCTTCTTGGCGAGATACAACTGTGCAGCAAAGGTCGCTGCAACGTAGGTCTTGCCAGTACCAGCCGGACCCATCACGATAACCTGTGATGCTTCCTTGAGGGCGCGGATGTAATCTGCCTGACGGGGCGTCTTGGGCAGCAACTCCACACGGGGCTGCGTGGTGTCGTGCTTAGTCGGTCTGCGTTTCACGGCGCGGGGTGCCACAGGATCGGCTCCTTTTTCTTGAAGTCATAGTCAGTGCAACGCAGGATGCGCGCACAGCGGGCTTGGGTGATAGCGTCTTCAAGGGTGAGGCCCTTCTTCTTGTAGGCTTCCACCACCACGTCCCACATTGAATCGTGGGGGCAGTCCAACAGCTTCTCGGCTGTCTTCGGTCCAATGCCGGGACACCCGGGGTATCCATCAGTGGCATCCCCCGTGAGGGTCTGCATCATGTGCCAATAGTTGGCGTCCATGAAATCAATGAACTGAGGCTGCGTGTCCTTGTCGGGATTGAAGAAGTAACCGGGGACGGTCTTGAAGTCCTTGTCGATGGAGACGATGATCTTCTCACCGGGGAACATCTTGGGGTGGGTCGAGAGGATACCGAGAACGTCGTCACCTTCGAGGCCGGGACGGACCCACGTCTCGTACTGTTCCCCGATCCACTCCTTCAGTTCCTTGAGAGCGATAGGCTTTCGCTTGTCCTTCCGGTTCCCCTTGTAGTCAGGGTAGATCGTCTTGCGGAAGTTCTCCTTGTCGGAGAAAGCGATGACCACATGGTCAGCCTTGAGCTTCTCACCAAGGGCTTCGATCTGTGCCGTGGCTTTGTTTCGGGCTTCACCCACATCGGAGTGCAGGGTCCACAGATCATCACCCCAATCGTACTCACGTTCCACCGCAGAGGCCGCAGTGTAGGCGATCACGTCACCGTCAATGAGAAGGGTTCGGTTCACTTGTCGTCCTCGTCTGCGAAGGGTTGGGCAATCCCGTACTTCTCTCGGATGAAGTCGGAGTACGTTTGCTGGAACTCGGTGTCGTCCAAGACCCGCTCAATGACGGCGGGGTCTTTCGGGTCGAATGGCTGCTTCGGGAGGTACAGTTGACACATGTGTTCCTCGTTCAGTTGGGGATGAGTTGCTGATAGAAGGCAGCGACCAGAAGCAGTTGCTCCACGGTGGCGTAGCTCTTGATGGTATTGGCGAGGTGGCTGACCACGATCACATTCCCCGGCACATAGCCGAGGCTTGGGATGATCCGGTCGAGGGACGGGGAGTCAGGACCAACGATGCCTTCGTTGACCCTAAGCTCAATGCCGAGGGCAGGGCAGTAGCGAGGGACGTGGATGTCTTCGAGGGTAAGGCTAAAGGGAATCCCCTTCGCCTTAGCCCTGCGTCTCGCGTGATCCAGAAGGTGACGCTCGGGGTTCTTCACCCTGTCATTACGTTTCCTCTGGATGTCTCTCTGCCGTGCGTTTAGTGGCAGTCCTTCCAACTGTCACCGATGTCGTAGTTACCAGCAAGCGGACACTTGAACTGGTAGTACTCGCCAGCTTTGCGAATGGCCTCGGCGGCTGTCGCGCCCACGATGTCTGCGATCACGGGACGGGCCTCCATCTGCCATTCGTCATGGATGTTACCCATGAACTCGTAGTCCTCACCGGGAACGAAGTTCATGGCACGAAGGTCTTGGTCGAGGATGACCAATGCCCGCTTCATCAGGATCGCCCCGGCTGATTGCAGGAGCGTGTTGAGGGAAGCGTGTTCAGACCGGACGAACAGGATGCGACCGTCCAGACCCTTGAGGGTTCCGCCCTGTTTCACCTTGGCTTTCACCCGTTCTGTCAGGGTGCCGAGGGCAGGGAGGTTCTTGAGGAACGATGCCCTATCCTTCTTCCCCTTGGTGGCAACAGGCTTGCCAACAATCGTACCGAGCTTGAGGTCACCCGCCCCGTAGATGAAGGCGTAGAACCAAACCTTTGCGATGTCGCGGCCCTTCTCCATCTGACCGTCCACTGCGTAGGGCAGCTTCGGGTCCATCCCAAGGGCGCGGCAGTTGACCGAGTGCATGTCCGTGCCGATGGACTTGTCACCCTTCAACACAACGTCGATGTACTCACCGTCATCATACGCAGCCATGTAGCCAGCCAGACAGCGAAGCTCCAAGGCGTCAGCGTCACACCCGACCTGCTTCCATCCCTTTCGTGGGATGAATAGTTCACGGCAACGCTCACCGTAGGGTGCGCCATTGGATGGAACCTGTGCCATGTTGGGGCGACGGTGGGTCATGCGACCAGTGCAAGCACCGTTGGTCACCACCTCACCGTGGATGCGTCCGTTCTTCTCGTTCCGCAGCCATGCTTCCTTTCCTTCGGCCAACTGACCGATGCGCTTCTGGACGAGGAAGTATTCGGCCAGCAACTTGGCAGAGGGGTAGGGCAGCTTGTTCAGGATCGTATCGTCCACCTTGGCCTGACCATCGTCAGTGAACTCCTGCGGTTCCCACCCGTGCATCTCCTTGAGCCACGTTGCGATGTGCTGACGTGATCCGGGATTGAACTCGACGATGGTTTCCTTGGTGAAGGGGACGCCCTTGACGTAGCCTCGGGTCTTGTTGTTCACCTTCGGGACGAACACGGTCTTCACCACGCGAGGGGCGAAGGCTGACTTGAGTTCCTTCTCGATTTCGATGCGCCGGGACAGCAGTTCGGTGTACAGGATTTCAGCCTTGGTCCGGTCGAAGCCGAAACCGTTGCGTTCCTGACGGGCGATGATCTTGGCGACCTCATGCTCAAGGTCAACGGACTCGTCGGAGAAACCATACTTGGCCTTCCGGTCGAGGCAGCGTTGCCACAGCTTGGTCGTGACCTCCACGTCCTGTTCGCAGTAGTCCTGCATCTCTTGGGACCAGTGTTCCCATCCGCCCTTGTAGTCGCCCTTGTATTCACCGAGGCGGTAGCCAAAGGATTCCAGCGAGTAACGGCCAGTGAGGTGGCGGGGCAGGATGCCCTTCTGCACCAGACCAGCATCGGACTTCGCAATCTCCGGGTTCAGCAGTCGGGCCATGATCAGTGTGTCACGGACGATGCCCTTGGGTTGGAACCACGGGTAGATTTTCTGGATGGCGGGGATGTCGAACTTGATGATGTTGTGACCGACGATCATGTCAGCTTCCATCAGCATGTGAAGGCCAGCGTCAAATCCGGTATGCGGAGAATAGGAGAAGCATTCACCGCTTTCCATGCGGCGAATAACGAGGCAGTGCAGCCGATCCATCTCAGGGATGAGGCCGTTGCTTTCGATGTCGAAGATGAGGGTGGTCAATACGATCTCCTTGAGAGAAAGAAGAAGGGGGGCCGAAGCCCCCTCTGTCAGATTAGAGTGGCGACCAAGACCAGCAGGGCCAAGCCACCAACGAAGGTTCCAAGGAAGACCCAAGCACCAGTGCTAGGCTCTGCCTTACTATCCCCGGTGTTCCACACCTTGGGAGTGTGGTTGTCATTCGACATCATCCACATCCAGAACCACGGGGAGGACGTGATGCTGTCATGGTGGACGATGGTCGTGGACCTTGTTCCGGTATAGGGGGCCGTAATTCGCGGCTTGGGGGTGGTGATCCGGGGAACCCTCGGGATCGTCGTGGG